CGACTAATTTCTCAGATTCTTTGCGGACATCCTTCATGATTCCGTTAGAAGATGTCAAGCCAGACACAATATCACCAAATGTCTGGACAATGAAATTCATGATCGGCTCAAATGCCACGCCGATTGATTTCTGGAACTGATAAAAAGTATCTTGGACGTTGGATAGACGACCTTCTAAAGTTTTTGCTTTATTCTCCATTGCCCCAAAATACGCCCCGCCCTCAGCACTCATGCGGCGTAAAGCTTCCTCAAGGTGACGAAATTCTAGTTTTCCGTCTGTGGCCAGTTGTCTAATTTCAGATTCCTTTGCCCCTAGCATTTTGGCAAGTTCAGCCCGAAGCTGCACCCCGCGCCCCGTAAATTGGTCAATGTCTTCATTCTGTAATTTCCCCTCAGTCCGTGATTTGGCGTAAACTTCCATCAAGTCGCCAAGTCTGGCGTTAGCACCTGCGGCGACATCACCAATGGTTTTGAGGTCTTTGATAATCTGATCTGGTTTTGCACCGGTTGCTAAGTTTTGGATTGCTGCTTGCTGTAAATCCTTTAGCTCAAACGGTGTAGTAGCTGCAAACTTCTCTAACTTGCCGACAAAATCATCAATTTCTTTTTGATTGCCCTTGAGGAAGGTTTTTAGTGAAGATTCAAAGTTTTGGAAGTCTTTGGTAACATTGAAAATCTCACCCGCGAATTGTTGAACCGCACCCAGTGCCGAACCAACTACACCAGTAATTGAGTTAAACGCCCCAATCCCAGCCCCAACAAAAACACCATTAAAGACATTGCTTAAAATGCCCTTAATCGGCTCAACTGCGTTCTTGAATCTATCCGTGAAAGTTCTCCCCGCGGCCTGTCCGGCACTCGCAGCTTGAGCAGTTGCTTGGTTTAAACCTCCTAGCCTGTTTCCTCCGACACTTCCAAAGGCTTGGTTTATCTGCTTCTCAATACCCTTGGCTACCTGCGTGGCGTAAGCCTTGGTTTGATTCAATTGTTGGTATAGTGCGGCTTGGTTGGCCGTTAGCTGTAGTTCAAGAGTACCAAGGGAAGTCATAGGAATAAACCCGCCTCAATGTTATAGGCATTTGAATGATTTTTCCCTTAAAAAGCTAGGATTAGATCATCTAAAATTGCTATAATCGAATTATCTCATAGAAAAAATTGCCATTATTTTCTGATATCCATCCAGAAGATTCGCTATTGTATCTGTGAGCATGGATTTTGTAGCCAGGATTTTTCGTTAATGGTTCAGTAATAAAACTGGGGTCAAACCAGATTATTCGGTTGTTGGGTTGAATGGCGAAACAACCGTTATCAAGTTTTAAAACATGGCCACATTTATGTTCGCTTGGATCTTCCGCCCAATCTCCACCAACCCAATCAATTGTGAACATATACTCACCGTCATACCATTTTCCATCTTTGAGAATGGTTTTACAACGTAGTTCGGAAAGGTAGGAATAGGCGATCGCACATGGCTGATAACTCAAGCAATCCCACAATTGCAACCAATCTAATGGTAGTTGCTCGCAATCTTCTCTCCAAGCGAGAGCATGAATTGGGACTCTAGCAAATTGCGCTCCCTGGTTAGTAACTAAATTAAACCCAACTGCCCGACCAGGAATAGAAGTCATGCCGAATACCCGGACGGGTACGCATCCTGTTTGCTGTAAATCCCAATCATAAAGAAATGACTTGTTAATAAAACATTTGAAGTGGGGGATATCTACATTGAAGGTCATGTGCGATCGTAAAATAAAATCACCATTGTAACAACAAAACCGCCACTTGTGTAGCGGTTGTTGCGACAGTCATACGACTATCCCCTAACCCTGCTTTAAATTCATCAAAAATTGATACATGACTTGATTGTGTCTCGCGTCAGCTAAAGCATTATGCTCACCAGATTCTTGTTTTGGTAGTTCAGGATTACCTAAGTCATCACACAACTGCTTGATGTCTTTTGTGTACATAGGAAATCCATTTGGCAATGCAATCATTGCCCCAAATAATTGGCAGAATACGACATGATCGTAATCTGCATAGTAACCCCATATTTCAGGCTTTGCTCTACCAATCCCTAAGCTGTATTTTGTTTTAGTCTTTGAATGATAAGCAAACACCTGGGTTGCTTGCATTAACCTGATTAGCCAAATTGGAGATTGAGATTGAATTTTTAGTAGAAATTTATTCCATCCGGTTGGTTTTACTGATTCTACTTCACCATAGCAATAGAAGAAATTAGCAACTTCTTCCGCTATCTCAGCCTTCGTTTTCCATACTTTTGATTCCTCCCAAAGACGTGGTGAAACCTCAATAGGCAACGGATCTTTGGGAGGTAACTTAGAAATTACATTATTCTTTACCCATTGGGATGCTTTAGTTAAATCACAATCCCTATTGACGGCATAAAATTCTCTGCCATCCTCGCAGACAATCCCTATAGATATCAATGATATAGTCGTTCCGTCCTCTATAAATTCTGTGTCTAGAAAATATTTGGTCATAAATGTGATCCGCAAAATAAAAGAAGTGTTGTAAATCTAACACGCTATTTAACTAATTTCTCAATCTCTCCCTCAATATCTGCAAATGCCCCAAGCACACGGGGAGGAAGAATACCAATGTCGCGCAACTCAATATAAATTTGTGCTGTTTCCCGCGACATTGGTATTTTCTGCTTTTGCCCCTGTTCCGTATCTGGAAATGGCAAGAAGTCTTGTAATGTCGCTTTCTCAGAGAACGACGCGCCAATTTTAGCGATCGCACTTGATTCTAAATTGGTGTGCAATTTGTACTGACGGTACAAACTTTCCACCATTTCCCGAATTACCCAACAAGGGACGCGGTGGAAGTTTCTTCTGTGATAACTGGGGTCTGTGACTCCAAAATACTGGATGGTGTAATAGGACTCTCGGTAGAACTCACGTTCTTTTTCCGTGAGCTCTTGGTACTCTTGAAGCCTTTTGATTGCTCCCCCAGCGTTACTTCCTCTGGTTCTTGTTCAACTGTAAATATTGGCAATTCCGCCCATTCCCTCTCTTCGCCTAACGTGAATGAGAATAATTGTGAGTATAAGTTTTGGGGAAGTTTGCGGACAATTTGACGGATAATATCATCTCTGTTTTGATCAGACATCCATCTTTCTTCGGGAACTGCCATCAATTGAGAGCATTTTTCCTTGTCAGGCGAACAGCGGAATGATGCTTTGAGATTATCAATATTAGCCAATATCCAATCAGGCGCAAGTCGTGATTTTAAAATCATGATTGCAACTTCCTGAGATTGTCGCTCAACCATCATTTCAGGCTTTTTAATTCTACCTAGTTCGTTGCGGTAGTCAATCGCAAATGTAAGCAATCGGTCTATTTCTTCCTCAGTTTTACCCGTGTTTCCTTCTAAAGTTCTGCGAATTAAACCAATTGCTTCTTGTTGGGAAATTTTTTCTTTCTCAACAACAATATCTGCAATTTCCGCCAATGGAGCAATTTCTTGGAATTGCACATTACGGATTTTATCTGCCATATAATCTTTTTCTTCTGGGTTTAATCCGCCCATTTTAGGCAGCGGAAAACCAGCAATAACAACTATCTCAGGGATTCCCCAGGGGTTCTGCATATTCTATCCTTATATCGTCTTGTGGTGAGAGTAATCGGGTAAAAGTGGGATTTTTCCTAATGGCTTCTGGTACGACAATTAAACAGATTTTCTCACCAGATAAACTGTACACAGGCATATTTACAGGTAGTCCAGATGTGAAATAAGCCGCACCACAAATCAAGTGATCTGAGCGCAGCTTACAATTAATCAACGCTACTGTATGTCCGGTTGAGTGGAGGCATTTATGCAATGTCATCTATTAGGAAATAGTTACAGTTGTCGGGGGTGTATAGAAATAGCTATCACCTTGGATCTGTGCGCTACAACTGAAAGCCCGTTTTTCCTGAACTGGGTTTTGAGGTGATGCCGATTCAAGTAAGGCTACACCCTCATGGGCTTCACCGCTTGGGAATGCCAGCCTAAAATAAAACTCACGCCCAGCAAAAGCGTCTTGATGAGCAATCTTCCGAAGAATGCCACCGCCTAGGTCTCCATAGACTAGGTTGAAGTCTAAAGCCATTGTCTTGGCATTACCTACCGTCACTTTTTCCATGCCTAAGCCACTTAAATAATTAGTGGTGTCGGAGTTTTTTATCTGGGGTGTAATGGTAGCGTTTGTGCACCCTGCGACGAACACAAGGGCTTTAGTTGTTGCAGTTGCCGCGCTGGCAACTGAGGCTGATAGCGGCAAGGTTTGGATTGACGTTGCAGCAGCGGCAGCGCGATTACTGACTGTCACTGTGGTACTTCCGAAGGTTAGGATAGTCCCAGCATCCAACGCCACTGGCAAGGCTGCCACATTAATAGATTCCGCGCCAGATAGTGCAGATGCAGAGGTGGTGATTGTGTAGGAGGGCGGTGTTCTAGAACTGATAACAATGTTGCCGACTGTTTGCGTGGGTAATTCACCAATCTGGAAGGTAATTCCCAGCGTAGTTTCAACAACTGAGGGGCGGGCAATAACTAAAGGCATAGGATGTATTTATATGACTGCCTTTAGTTTTCCCTTTTTAAATATTTAGGTAAGTGTCTGTTTCAACATTAAAATTACCTGTGTACCTGACGTTTTTAGTAAGCCTCAAAACATTTACATGAGCTTTTATGGCAGTTGTGTAATCCATGCCTCCGCCAATAGTATGGGCATGGGCATTGTATAAAGTTGTTTGACTTGCAAAGTTATTATTGTTAAAAGCTTGAACTACTCCATTAATGCAAAGATAGATAATAGTTGCTTGAGGTATTGTAGAATCTATGCAAGCGGCTAAATGATTGAAATCATTTACATAAGGTTGAGTAAAAACTACTTCAGTCTCAGTACCTGGGCTTATAGTCCAAGTGAAGTGTAGGGATATCGTGGGATTTTCTATTAATAGAGATGAAGTAGTATAACCCATTCGCCAGCGACCATTAGCCGCTACAGCTCTATAATTCCCGATTATGCCTGATACCCAATATGTCGCTGGTTCTGTTATTTTGATCAAAGAATCTATAGTTTTTTTGCTCCCTGCAAAGGGAGCAAAATTAGACACAAAATCAGAACCTAGGGTGAGGTGGTTAGCACCCGAAAAAAACAAACTACCAAGACCATACTTTTTAGGGTTAATTGTATTAATTACTCCGTTTTGGTTCATGATTGAATGATTAAAACTAGAATTATCAACAATATTCGTATTATTAGTGCCATTGCCTTTAAGAAGCAATACAACACTATTTAAATATGGATCAACGTTAGGATTGGGATCTGGTTGGGGAGAAGAAACGCTTGTCAATAACCCGCTTCCTAATATGCTCATAGTATTTTTCTGTAATTTGACAATTAATCAGGTATGAACTGCAATCCGCGCAACTGGAAAAAATAGCCTGTTTGTCCTCCGTTATCAGACCGGAGAACTTGGATATAATGAGTGCCGGGGTTTAAGCTTCCTAACTTAATCTGGTATTCCTGGGGGGATGCACCACCTTCGGCTGTTGCGCCATATTTAAATTCTCCATTCAACCAGATAAAAATGGCGTTGTCTATTCCAGCCTCAATTACTGCATTATTCAATTTTTGAGTAAGGTTAATAGGGTAAATAATCGCGTTTTCTGTGAACAAAACCCATTGCAGAGGAATAGATTGTAGATCCGACCAATAGCCGTTCCCGATAGCCGTCATTGGATTTGTGAGCCATGCGCCTAAGATAGACGCGACTGGGGTTAAATCTGGCTCAGGCAGTGTCGCTTCCCCTGTAAATTGGAGGATATTCCCTAGGCTCGAATTGTAATATCCTAGGAGGTTGCTAAAATAGACATCAGAGTAATGTCCCGGAGGTAGAACTAGAGTTCCACTGGATAATTTACTTGTCTTGAATATTCCTGTGATTTGATATTGATCCACCCCCAATCTTATGTTTTGCCATTGTTCACAAGTAAATTCTTGGTAATCAATCACGCCATTGTTAGGGCTCCATAAAAATGAAGTTCCTGATAAAGTCCGCAGTTGATTTAATAGATCATTCACCTGTGACCCAATCAGTACAGGCGACGTTATAGACCATTCTTCATTTATCTGATCAACGCCTTGAAAAACCGTTTGCTGATATCCGTCACCTAGCTTATTTATTAATAGTGGGAGTGATGCTTTTTTGGATGCACTCCACAACGGGTTAAGAATTAAAACGGGTTTAACGCTGCCATCATTTACGGCATTTTCACAGGCTGTTAAATCTGCATAAAGCCCCGGCGTACCGTAAACAGAATCAAGTATGCAACTAAAATTAATGTAATCGTAAGGCATTTAATTAAGTGCCTCTTGAACTTGTGAAGCATTGACAGGGTAAACCCCTAAATCTTCAGCGCGTGATTGTCCGGGTATTTGTGATTGGTAGCTTGGGTCTAGTTCGGTTTCTCCTAGTTTTGCGATAATAGCGTCATAGGAAGATTGAGACAAAACACCACCTGCAAGCAGTGCTTGAGTATTGCCAATTATCCAAGTTAAATTTTTTTGTTGAAGTGCATCCAACACCCGGTCATAGGTTTTAGTTTCGTATATTGCAAACACTTCTTGCGGCTTAACCAAAGTAATTACTTCCTCAATTGTCGGTATTTTAGGTACTTCTGTTTGCGTATCTGGATTTGCTATTAATGGACGATTGTTTAACAGATTAGCAATAGCCGGATAATTTTGTGCTGTCACTAAATCGGCGTATTCCATATTAGCTAATTCAGTTTGTAAAATCTCAATTCTCGATGTCATTTTATCAAGCCCCCGTGTAATATCCAATTGAATAGCCAACAGAATTAGCACCACTTAAATTTAAAATTAGTGCGGTATTTGTGGCTAATTTTATCTCCCTTCTTTCGGGAAAAGTCAGTGCTAAACCGCTTCCTTGGGTTTGCCCTAAGCATCGAAGTAAATTACTAGAACCCTTCAGAATTATCGTTGTTGCCGTTGTAGATTCATTTTGCAAAACTAAGTGAGTAATGTAAATTGAAAGTCCACTACCAGGTGCGGCAACAATAGTATTATCCCCACTGGTTGCAATAGTCCCGGACACAGGGGTGATAGTCGGTTTTTCAGGAATGTTCCTAACGATTAGACCTCGCTCAGTCCCCATAGGTGTTGCGTTAGTTGCCCTGAGAGCTTGTAGATTCGTACCATCAGAAGCACCGATCAAAGTCGCGTCTGCCGGCACTGTTCCCCCAGTCGCAACGACGGACGGGTTGGATGCCGTAATACTCCCATTAATCTCAAAAATGGCGACATCAGGATTGTTCGTCGTCCCTGCTGACGTAGCAGATAACGCCCGTTGCCTTATAGTCCCAGTTCCGTCAATATATGGTGCTGTAGCCATTTGTTAAAATTCCATTGCAAAAACAGAGGCATATCGAGAAGTGAAAGTCGCATTCCAGTTATATTTATTCAGGTTTATCGGACTAGAAGCAACCCAACGCGATGACCTGCCGTTAATGTCAACTGCCGCGACTCTGACGTAATATTTCCCAGCCGATATGTTTGTAAATTGTGTTGAGGCACTTGTTTCAAATCTGGTATTCCCCCACAAACCATCGTCGCCAAGGCGTAATTCAATTGTGTAGCCTGTGATATATGGATCACGCTTACTATTTAGCAATGGAAAATCCCATACTGCATTGAGATCAAACAGGTCAATTGTTCGGTAGCTAAAGGTGATATTTCTAGGAACTGACACAACGACGGGAGGATTACGCCGCTCTGGCAACGGCTCAAGACTCCAGCCATTTTCAATTCGAGAATATTTGGCGGGATTGTACTCGATGGCCGTAATTTCGTGAAACATTTCCATGCTGCCAGCACTTGGAACACGATTCAAAACCCGGAATAACTGCGGCTGTACCGTAGATGACGCGAGAATCCAGTTTGACTCCGGGGGTGGTGCTGATGATAGGGCTAAATTTAAAGTGAGGATTATCGCGGCTGTTCCTGGCGAGTTGGTAACGACTCTTTCGTGAACCGTGCCATCAGCAAGCATTACCGTGAGGGTGTAAGTTTCATCCTCTAGAATTTCCACAGGATTATCAAGAGTGATTGCTGTTGTAGTGGCCGCCGCGATCAGCCCGCCATACCGGATATCAGCCCTTTTTGAGTCCATGATCCTGATAATATCGCCGGGCTTTGTATAAGTCCCGTATGCCCTGCTTTTAAAAGTTACGGTTTCCTGCTCCAGTCTGTCAGTTAGCAGCGTGGCATACCCAGCCCGTCGCGCTTGTCCTCTTGACGTGCAAGCAAAAGCAGATAGCTCAATTTCCCTTACGCCATATTTAGCAATTCCATCAGGATCGTCAATTGCTTCTACGGATTGACGGTAGAAGTCGTCAGGATTTGCCCAAGTTACTAATGCTATAGTGTGTCTGGTTTTCAGCCCTGTGCGAGTGTACGAAAACATCCCCTCTTCAATATCAGATTGGGTAAATTGTGCCACTGGTGATCCGGGTTTGTCTGCCACAAATCCGATTGCTCCAGACATCCAGTAGGAGAAGCCACGAAATATTGATAGAAACTGCTGAATTACTTTGTACGCCTCGTCTTTGCCCTCTAGCAATAAATGGCATTGAAACCTATGCTCTGTGCCGCCATAGCCATTAGGGACGTACTCATTGCAGTATTGGCTAATTTCGTATAATGCCCATTTATCAATTTGGGACTGATTGATAAATCTACCAAGTCCGTAGCGAGTATTGGTGATTAAGTCATATAAAATCCACGCCGGATCTGCCACTGCTACCGATGGCGTAGTAAAAGTCCCATTCCAAGTTCCGCTAAATGTTAGCCCCCTTGTAGCGGTAGGGGTGGCATTGCTGGGAATTTGAATTTTCCGCCCTGCTAACTTCAGGGATATTTGGGGCAATGATTGGAACTGAGCCGCCTTAAAACTAAACCCAAATAATGCGCTGTTGGGATATGCAAGTTTAACTTCAGTTGCTTGTGTGTAGGATTGCCACCTTAAAACCCGTTGATACCGTGTTTCGTCTGCGTCCTGCGGCGTAGTTCGTTCTACGCGGACGCTGAAGCTTGAAACCGTGCCACCGGTGTTATTAACTGCAAAGGCGTATTCAAATTCTGTTATCGTGGCAAAGCGTCCGCCTATATTGCCTTCATAAACGAGAACAAACGCACCCGCACCCTGTTTAATAAAAATCTTAAACCCTACATTTAACCCCAGCACGCCCCCATCTGGCGGATATTCCTGTAGGACCACACCCAATCGAACACGAATAATATCTAGATTGGCGTTGGTAATTGTGCGGGTAACTGGGAGTAGGTTTTTCACTTCAGAACTAACGCTAGTTTCTGAGGTTATTTCATCCCCAAAACCAGGCATCCTGCTTTGCCCTTGAGTTCCGAGCCTGTAATCCCATGTAAATCCGTCGAAGTTCAGAGAGCCGTCGGTATTTTGAATAGGAGTTTCATCAAGGTAGACAGATTTTAGCCCAGCTATTGGTCCTTCTATTTCTCCCTCTGACACAATCCCTAAAACTGATGCGATTGAAACGGAAGTTCCTGATACTGCGGTTTCTGGCGGTTTTGCGGGCTTGCCACCACCACTACCGCCAAATCCTTTAAATTCTTGTTTTTTTGGCATAATCTCAGATAACAAAATCTGAGATTATATTTGCCTGTACAAGCCTTTATAATTCAGGAACCAGTAGCATTCACTCATGATTTTTGTTTCTCAAATACGTAATGCCAATCAAGCCAAAACTTGAAGCAAGCAAACTGAATTATCAAGTTGCCGTAGCTCCAATTGATATAGACCAACCGCCAGTCTAGCAATGTTAACTGGAATTTTATCTCAATCCCGTCAATTGTCGCGCCGTTGTATTTGCCTTTCGGCAAGATGGCTTTAAGTTGATTTAACATTCTAACGCTGCGTAAAGTTATGCAAATGGTTTTTCCTTATGGTGAATCATCAGTGGTATTAATTTCTTCTGATTTTTTCGCATTCTCTAGTGATAAAGAAGGGGCGATTAAAGCATTAGAAACAGCGATCGCACAAAACCAATTACTACCAAATCAAGAGGGATAACATGAACGCAGAACAACTCAAGATCATTGCAGAAAATTCACCCCGTAAAGCCGCGGCAATTCTAGGTGTTCACATCAGAGAGGTCCGATATCACAAGCAAAGAATGGAGGGGAAGAGTGTAAAACAGCCAAAAGAACCCAAAACAAACCACAAGAAATGGACCCAAGAAGAGGACAATTATTTATTAACTTTCGGGAATGGCTCAACTTATCCAGAGTTGCAGGAAGCGCTTAAAGCGTCTCGGACCCAAATAGACCATAGGTGCAAAATTCTTGGCGTTTCTCCAAAGAAACTAAAACATCACAAAACCCTCGCAGAAGAGGAAAAAGAGGTTTGTTTGCAAGGGTATCCTCATCAAGCAGCGGAAAAGCTGGGAGTTTCCATCTCAACTGCTAGACGACGTAGAAGAGAGCTACTGAAAATGGATTATCGGCATTTTGACGCACGGACTTCAGTGCCATTACCGCCATCTACACCAACTAAATCGCTGATAAATTTTGTTAGTTTGAATGATGCTAAACAACCCGTAGAACCAACATGGACTCCTGATAACGACAGGCTTTTAATTAAGCAAATTAGCAATAATTCCATTGATAAAGTCGCTGAATTATTTGGACAACCTAAAGAGCAAATCGAGGAAAGATTACACCATGTTTTGAAGGAAGAAAAAAACAAGATTGGGATTAATGAAATTTTGTCACAATTTCAAATGACCACCGGACAAATTCACCAGATGAAACTTATTTATTCCTACAGCCCTAAATCGGCTGTGAGATATTGCGAAGTAATCAGAGAATATGCAAAGAACAAAACCGCATATTCGCCAGCAAGAATTAGGAATGACAGATGAACCAATTAACTTTAGATTTTCCCGTACCAGAATCCACAAAACCAACTATGGAGCGCCATGATTTTGATAGATACGACAGCCCTCACTGGTTCATCACTCATTTACCCAATTACATCAAGCTAGAGGGCATAGTTGGCGAACCATGCAAAGGCAGTGGGAATATATCTAAATTGCTTGGATTTATTAAGCACGTAAATCATGTATGGACTAACGATATAGATCCTAGTGTTGTTTCTGATTATCATCTTGATGCGGCTGATCCAAAATCATGGGAACAACTACCATATACGGATTGGATTGTCACTAATCCGCCATTCAATGCAGCATTACCAATTCTCAAAAACAGCCTAAATCATGCGCGGTTGGGCGTGGTTTTCTTCCTGAGATTATCCTTTGTCGAACCAACAGAAGAACGCGGACAATGGCTATTTGAGAACCCCCGTAACTTGGATTTAATTTACCCAAGATTTAAGTTTAGAAAGGATAAGAACAACGAACGGTGGCAGACGGATTCAGTGCCAATAATTGCTATGATTTGGCATAAAGATACGAGCGAAACAAGAGGATCTATCACTATCCCTCAATCGCATATCTTGGGGTTTCATAATAACCCTGAGAACGCGCCAAGTTTTGATAGGCAAGTGGAGATTTTGCAACAAGTTCAAGCAAATAATTAGGAGAAAAATAATCATGGATACATTACTAATTTCATTGCACCCGCGTCACAGTCAAAATATTGTATTAGGCAAGAAAACAATTGAGTTGAGGAAAACAAAACCAAGAATGAGAAAATCAGAAAGTCGTTTAGTCCAGAAGAAATCATTAGCATTTCGGAATATTCTCATTTACAAAACTACTCCTACTTCGGAAATTAAATTATATTGTCAGGCATGGGATTGTGGCGCATTATTAGCATCCGAATGGACTAAACACTCAACTGATTTATGCCTTTCTGCTGAAGAAATTGAGAATTATTTAGGATCTCGCATGGGTTACGGAATTAGAATTAGAAACCCTCGACAAATTACGCCTATCCCACTATCAAAAATGCGTGAGTTGGGTATAGCTCCACCACAAGGTTTCTGTTATTTAAATAATGAAATGATTGAAAGATTAGGGATTAAATTTAATGATTGATGACTTAATCCCCTGGAATCCCGCCCATTTCGGACATACAGACTTTCAAAAAGAAGCCGATGGTAACAGGGGCTTTTTATTGGCAAATATAAAAATAAAATGCCAATTATCAGTAATCTTCTATCACTCAACCCCGACTCACCCATAGAACTGTTTGAAGTCAGCGGTTATAACCTAGCTACACCATCAGAAACTCTTTACATCTGCAACTATACCGGGGTGTCCTTTGAGGGTCAAGAATATGCCGCTATTGGTTTTGAGTCTGAAGGCTTTGATTTAGTTGGACAAGGTCCAATTCCCACGCCGCAACTCATAGTTTCAAATATTGGGCGTGTCGTCTCTACTTGGCTGGCTGAGTGCAAAACTAACCCGAACTACCGACTAGAAGGAACAACAGTAAAACGGCGAATTACCCAACGGCAATTCTTAGATGGTGGTGAGAATGAAAATGCGGCGATCAAAGAACTTCCCCAGCAAATATTTGTAATTGAACAGATGGTCAGCGAAACCTATATTGCTGTTCAGTTCCGACTCGGATCGTCATTCGATGTCGAGGGTGTGACTTTGCCAGCCCGTCCGTTACTGCGGTCATGCTCATGGCGATATCGTTCCGCTGAGTGTGGATACTTGGGCGGTGGCTACACCCTCAACAATGCTCCTACCTCCAACGCTGCGTTAGACCAGTGTGCCAAAACATTGACAGCCTGTAAGGTGCGGTTTGGGGCTGCGGTGGATCTGCCGTTTGGTGGTGCACCGGGGTTAAATACTTATAGCTAATACTTATGTTGATATTGACGGTTTCCAGCCTGTGTGTTTTTGCGGACACAGAACAAGATCAAACATAATTATTCAAAATTTCTAATTCACTTAACCGGAAGGTGGCCACAAGATTATCAGTTTCACTAAACGGCGATATTGACTCCCTACGACGGGGGAAATATTGCCGCATTTTGTCTATGGCACTATTGAATTTAGAATATTCTGCGAGGGTTCTATCTCCTATTGTTTTAACAGAAACCACCCACTCATACCGCTGTTCTTGCTGACTATTCAGCATTAGCGACGACGACGAAACATTTTTAAATCTACCAATACTTACTTCCAGTCCACCTGTAACCGCGCCTTTTGGGGCTGATGGTGGTTCTACCCAAACAGCAGGTTGTCCGTTACCAAAAGTACCAAGTTCCTGCGCTAGTAAATCAACAATTGCGGCTCTAAGCTCTGGTACAGTGTGGATGTTTTTAATCATGATAATTTCATGGATTGCGACGCTTTCAATGTTCCACTACTAACAGGAACTTCATCTAAAAACCGTTGATTCAAATAATGTGCGGTTTGGATA